CGGAATACAAACGAAGAAGAATGAACGCGACTTTGGAAACTTCCGAAGAGGTTGACAGTGCTATTTTACAAATTAAAAAATATATGAATGAAGATTTAAAATTTATTTTTAAACTTGATCCAGATAAATATCTGAATAATAATTTAGGTAGTGCATCTCAATCGGCTTGGGTGTATGCGGAAAAAAATGGTCTTACACCAAATGATTCTTCATATTTTGGAGTTGGAGTGAAAGAAATTGAAATACAACCTCATAAAAATTTAGAAACAATAAAAGGAACGATTGACCATGAAGTTGACCATATTATGAGTGCGACTTTAGATGGTGGAACTACCTATAAAGCATATAAAAATTTAAAATCTTATCTTGGTCCAAAATTACTAAAATTAGACCCAAAATATAAAGAAAAAAATCCAATATTATCCCTTTTTGATACAAATATTGGTAACACAACGGAAGAATGGTTAAAATATGTTGGGAACAATGAAGAGTCATTTGCAAGATTAAATCGATTAAATTTTTGGTTTAAGGAAAAATATGGACTTTCAGACCAATCTGAATTAACTAAAGGTCAGGTAGATACTTTATGGGATGAATACACAACTAAATGGAGGAGAGGAGAAACACCTGAAGGGTATGAGGATATTAAATGGTTATTAGATGGTTTTTATGAAACTAACCCATGGGATAGAAACGTTAATAAGGTAAAAATGAAAGAAGATTTAAGAACTATTTTAAATGCTTCTTTTGCGATAGGGGGATTAATAGCATTAAACCAATTCGGAGAAGAGTAATATTAATAGAAATATTTTTTTAATTCAAATAAGTTTCATATATTTGTGGTATGGAAAGAAATTTTGAATTATTAAAACATGTTTTATCAATCCCCACAAAAACTTATCAAGAAGATTTGATGATTGATTTTATAACAACTTGGTTGGAGGAAAATAAAATCCCTTTCTATGTTGACCAATTTTACAATATCTACGCCACAAAACAAACCGATGATAGTATTAATTATTTTCCTTGTGTGGTCGCACATACAGATACCGTACATACAATTGATTCAATCAATGTTGTTGAGGAACAACTACCTAACGCCCAAAAAGAAATTAAACTTTCTTTAAAGGCTTACAATAATGATGGTGAACCAACTGGTATCGGTGGTGATGATAAGTGTGGTGTGTATGGTTGTTTGGAACTTTTAAATGAATTACCAAACCTTAAAGCGGCATTTTTTGTTGCTGAGGAAACAGGATGTAAAGGTTCGTTTAATGCAGATCCTGAATTCTTTACAAATATTGGATATGTAATCCAATTTGACGCACCAGAAAACAATATGATTTCCGAGTTTTTGATGAATAAACCAATGTTTAAAAGAGATTCAGAATTTTTTAATGTCGGAGGTCGTTTAATAACAGAACACTTTCCAGGTGACACCAAATATCATAAACACCCATATACGGACATTTTCCCTTTAAACCAAAATTTTGGCCTATCCTGTTTTAATATTTCAATTGGTTACTACAACTATCACACAAAAAACGAATACGTTGTTGTTGAAGATACTTATAACGGTATTAAGGTTGGTAAACTAATGATAGAAGAATTAGGTTATACTAAACATTAACTTTTCTTATTATTTGCGTTTTTATTAATAAAATGAATATGGAAAACAAATTTATAATTTCAGAAGAAGAAAAAAATAGAATACTTGATTTACACGAATCAGCAACAAAAAATCAATATTTAATTTCTGAAAGTATTACTGGTCAGGATATGAGTTCTGAAGACAGGATGAAAAAAAAATACCCAAATGGATTTGATCTCCCATTTACTGTAACTTCATATGGTAATTCTACATTTTCAAACGGTGTTGATATAATTAATAAAAATGACCCAAAAATTAAAGAAATATTACTTACAATATCTGACTTATTAAAAGTGACAAAAGGTAATGTTAAGGTTATTGTGAATGGTGGAGCTTCAGCCGTTGGTAGTTCTTCTGGTTATAATAACAAATCTTTAGCTACAAGAAGAAGGGATAATTTAATAAAAGTTATAAAAGATAATTGGCAATCACTAAGATTGATTGTAACACCAGGAGCAACAGTTGTTGGTAAATCAACAGTAAAAGATAGTGCGGCTTCAACAAAAGAACAATATGTTTCCGCATCAATATCTGGAGATAAAACAATGAACATACCGATTAAAGCTGAAAAAGGTGACAATACTAATGTATATATTCCGGATTTAAATAGAAATAAAATACCAGGTGTTATACCAAAAAAGAATAGAAAGAAAAAAATCTGTATAACAATACCAATTGAAGCTTACGCTTCATTTAATAGATATTTTAAAAAGTTTGCCAGTGAAAACGGGTTATCGAAAATTCCATGGTCTGAAAAAGATGTATAATAAAAAAAAGGAGGGTTTTTAATCCTCTTTTTTCTTTCTACCTTTTTTCTTTGGTTCTGGTTTTGACCTATCTTCTATTTCTATTGTTTGATCATCACCCTCACCTTTTACAAATAACATATATTCAGTACCCTCAACAACTTCACTAAGAAGTATTTTTTCTGAAATCAAATCCTCAATCTTATTTTGGATTGCTCTTTTAATTGGTCTTGCACCGTATGTTTCATCAAACCCTACCTTAGAAATAATATCAATTACCGATTGCTCATAACTGAAGTTATATCTCATTGATTTTAATCTTTTAATAAGGATATCAATTTCAAGTTTAACAATTTTATCAATGTGTTCTTTTTTAAGTGAGTTAAAAATAATAACATCATCAATTCTATTTAAAAATTCAGGAGCAAAAAACTTACTTAATTCTTTCTTAAGAATGTCTCTTTTATGTTCCTCAAGAACCTCCTCACTTGTATTGTTTGTTTTAAATCCCATTCCACCACCAAAATCTTGGATTTTTCTAACCCCAATGTTTGATGTCATAATTATTAAACAATTTTTAAAGTTGATTTTTCTTCCAAGACCATCAGTCATATGACCATCATCTAACATCTGTAGTAATGTTGAAAAAATGTCTTTATTTGCTTTCTCAATCTCATCAAATAAGATTACAGAGTATGGTTTATTTTTTACTTGTTCTGTAAGTTGTCCACCTTCTTCGTGACCAACATATCCTGGAGGAGACCCAATTAATCTAGAGATGGTATGTTTTTCTTGGTATTCAGACATATCAACTCTAATTAAACTATCTTCACTACCAAAAATTTCTTTGGCTAATCTCTTTGCCAAAAACGTTTTACCAACACCGGTTGACCCCAAGAAAATAAATGACCCAATAGGTCTATTAGGATCTTTAATACCAACTCTATTTCTTCTGATTGATTTTGATATTTTTCCAACTGCCTCCTCTTGTCCGATAACACTAGTATTTAAAGTTGTTTCAAGATTAACCAATGAATTTTTTTCATCAATATTAATTTTACTTACAGGAATTTTAGTCATATTAGATACGACTTCATAAATTAAATCTTCTGGAATATGTCTTTTACTATTTTTAAGTTCTTCCTCAAATTTTCTTTTCCCATCTTCCAATTGAATTAATATGTTTTTTTCTCTATCTCTAAGTTCTGCCGCTAATTCATAATTTTGTTTTTTAATAACTTCAGCCTTCTCCTTTTTTATGTTTTGAGATATCTGTTTTAATTTTTCAATATGTTCCGGAAGTTTAATATCTATTTGCATTCTTGAACCGACCTCATCTAAGATATCAAAGGCCTTATCTGGAAATTCTCGGTCTGTTATATACCTATCTGCCAATTCCACACATAAACGTAATGACTCATCACTATAGGTTACATTATGATGTTCTTCATATTTACCCTTACTTTGTTTTAAAATTTCTAATGTTTCTTCTTTTGTTGAAGGGTCAACAATTATTTTTTGAAATCTTCTTTCAAGAGCCCCATCCTTTTCAAAATGTCTACGATATTCATCTAATGTTGTTGCTCCAATACACTGAATTTCTCCACGAGATAATGCGGGTTTAAATATGTTTGATGCATCTAACGACCCTGAACTATTACCAGCTCCAACCATTGTATGTATCTCATCAATAAAAATAATTATATTTGGGTTACTTTGTAATTCTTCAATAATCACCTTCATTCTTTCTTCAAATTGACCTCTATATTTTGTACCGGCAACAACCGAATTAATATCTAACGAAACAATTCTTTTTTCAGATAAATTTTTAGGACATTCCCCATTATGTATCATCATTGCAAGACCCTCAACTATTGCCGTTTTACCTGCTCCAGGTTCTCCAATAATAATAGGGTTATTTTTCTTTCTACGAGATAAAACTTGGGCAATTCTAAAAATTTCTTTTTCACGACCAATCACTGGGTCTAATTTTCCTTGACTTGCAAGTTTAATTAAATCTTTACTGAAATTATCTAAAACTGGAGTTCCTCCTCCACCATCAGGTTTTTTTTTATTTTTATCCCCATCATCAATAAATTCTATCATAATAATATGTTTTACCTAAGTGTAACTATAAGGTTGTATGGAGTCAATAATTTTAACAACTTGTTAGTTTGTTTTTTATAATACTGACATTTTGTCAGGGTTTTTTTGATATGTTTTTACTCAAAAGGATGTATTTTTCTTTTATTAAAAATATATTTATAGAAAAAAACATTATGGCAATCACTAAAGAAGAAATCAAAGGAACAAAAATTTTAAATGAGGTTGAGTCCTCTAATATCGTTAAGACGGAATATGATACCGAAACTAAAAAAATGATTACCGAATTTAAAAATGGTATAAGATATGAATATGAAGAGGTACCTCACCAAACATACACTCAATTTAGGTCCGCTAAATCACAGGGGTCATTCTTTAACACAAACATTTCAAAGGTATTTAAATATAAAAAGTTAAGTTAATTAACATCCCTTATATTTATATGAGATGGATAATGAATTAATAAAAAGTTTTGAGCCCCAGAAAGAATTAAATCCGAAGGTTTGGGAAGGGGAGAAAAAAGACCCTAAAATGAAACCTGAAATAAGGGAAAGGCTTCTTGAGATTGCTTATGAATTTATATATTTTTTAGATGTTGATTTAGTTGTTACAGACATAATCCTCACAGGTTCGTTATCAAACTTTAATTGGTCAAAATATTCGGATTTTGATTTACATATAGTTGCAAATTACCAACAATACCCAGAAAATCAAATTGATTTATATGAAAAACTGTTCAACCTAAAAAAAATGTTGTTTAATGAGAAACACGACATAACAATAAAGGGGTATGAGGTTGAGTTATATGTCCAAAATGAAACAGAATCTCACTTTAGTAGTGGGGTTTATTCCGTTTTGTTTAATGAGTGGTCAAATATTCCAAAAAAAGAAAATATAACAATAGATAAAGAATTATTAATGTTAAAATCAAAACAGTGGATGAACGTAATTGACGATTTAATTGACTCAATTCAAGACGAGGATGCAAATACGGCAAAAGAGTTGGTAAAAAAATACAAAGACAAATTAAAAAAATATAGGACTTGTGGGTTAGAAACGGGTGGTGAATACTCTACCGAAAATATGGTATTTAAAATATTAAGAAGGAATGGGTATATTGAAAAGCTTCACGATGAATCAACAAAAATAATAGATAAAAAATTATCTATGAAACAATAATTTAACAAATCAACAAATAAACATATTTATTGATATATTTATATAAAAAAATAATATTTTAAAAACAAATATACTATGGGAGGATTAAGACCTATTGGAAGTGAAAAATTACAAGGTATGGACAAGATTCGTAGAATTATGGAAATTGCCAGATTTAACGAAGTTTTACCACAATCCATAAATGAAAACAAATCAACTGAATACACCCTACCTTTAGCGGATGGTAACACATACGCTATTGTTAAAGAAAGACAAGGTTATATTATTAAACTAAGTTTAAACGAATCTGTAACGGATTATGTTGAACCTATGCAAAGTAGAAAATACTACCCGTCATATTCTCAAGCATTAAAAAGATTAAATTTAATGGCCAAAGAATACAACGGTTTGTACGGAAACGATGAAGGTATTTCTCTTTTTACAGAGCAAAAAAAAAAGTTTAAACTAAGGTTACCAACAACAAATACGGAAGAAATTCCTACACCGGCTCCGGCGCCAGAATTGGCTCCGGTTCCGGCACCTGTTACCCCACCGGCACCTGCTGGTGATATGGGTAGTGATATGCCACCACCACCAGAAGGTATGGGAGATGATATGGGATCTGATATGCCACCACCGGAAGGTATGGATGATATGGGTGATGAAATGCCACCACTTCCTGATGATATGGGTGATGATATGGGCGACGAATCAAAAAAAGAGGAAGGAACCTCTTTTAAAATTATCCAAAAACTAACAGGTAAATTAGCTCAAAAAATTAGAAAATTTAATGATAAAGATGAAATGGACGGTAATGATGTTAAATACATTATTAATTCTATTTTATCTGCTATTGATGTTGATGTATTAGATGATGATGATCTTGAAGAAATTATATCACGATTAGAAGGTGATTATGATGATGAAGATAAAGACGAAGAAGAAGACGACAATGAAGACGAAGATATGTCAATGGAAGAACCTTCAGATATGGGAGATGATGAATTACCTCCACCACCACCAGAAGGGGGAGAAATGACCGAATATGACACACCAACAATGGGTGATGCAATTAATCGTTTGGCAACAACAACAATGGCCGACGGTTTATCTAAAATGAGTGAAATGGGTGAAGAATATCCTAAACACGGAGCAAGAACCAACCAAAGAAATTATAACCATTTTGAACACGGAACATTCGGTGAGTCAAAAGTAGATAAAATAATTTCAAAATATTTTAATATTACTAACGAAGACGTAATAATTAACGAAAGTAAGGAAATTAAAAGAAAAGAGGAGATGGAAAAATTAAGAGAAAAAAATATTAAAGGTATAAAAAGATTATCTGAAAATATTAAACAAGAAAGAATCTCTCTTAAATTTATTGAAATAAACCCAACATCAAGATTGGCTGGTTTATCTAATAAAGGTAATTTAGTTTTTGTTGATGGTTTAACAGAAAGAAAAATAACAACGGACGGTAAAATACTATGAGTTATTTAATTTACATAAATGGATTAGGACCAAATTATAGGGGAGAAAACATTTATGAATTTATATTTTCAGATAGTATTGATGAGGTTTGGGGTGAAAGTTGGGAATCAAAACCAGCAAATGGATATCCAAGTCCTCCAGATGTTGAATATGTGAAAAAGGTTGGTATTCTAACCCACGGAAAAATAACATTGGAGTTGGTTCAAAACTCGGATGTTTTTTCTGTTCAGGATTCAATTGATGGTGTGTTAGCATTAGGGTGGGAAAAAGAAGAGGATATTGATTTCTCGTTAGTTAAACGACTTGTATTTAAGTTTGGTGATGAGGAACAGATTGTTAAAGATAAACTTTATGAGAGAGATCTTGTATTAGAATTTGAAAAAAAAGTGGTATATGAAAAATAAAAAATATGTTACAGTTTTACTAGAAAATGGTATTCATTTTAACACCATTTCAAAAATGACTGGAAACCAAGTTAAGGTTTTAGCTGAAAAGTTTAAAGTAAATGAGGCGGTTACCCAAAAAGTATCTCAAACTATAACAACACTAGATGATACTGACTTAAGTAAAGGTATGGCAGTACCTAATGATAAGGAAACAGGTGACGTTCAGATTAAAAGGGTTGGAGGTAAAGTACAAGTTGTTACTGGATCTAACGCTCCTATGTCTGAAGAAAAAGAACTTGACGAAAAATACGAATCAAGAGCTCAACAAAAATTATTCTTTACAAAATGTGGAGATGGTAAAACAAAAGAACAAAAAAAATGGTGTAGAATGAGAGATGATTTTTCTAGTAAAACTACCAAAAAAGACCAAGAAGATATGCCGGAAAAATTACATCCAGAAAAAACTGTGAAGTATAAGAAAAAAACAACCAAAGAAGGATATGAAAAATATCTTGAAGATAGGATTGTTGAAATGATTGAAAAACATATTGAACCTAGAATGACTAAGGGGGATATTTTAAGAACAATTTCAGAAAGAACCGGTAAAAGTGATTCTATTATGTTGTCAAACCCAAAAAGAAATACTATGTTTTCCAAAAATGAAGGTATGGAAATGAAGGGTATGGGAATGAAAAGACCAATTGGTAAAATTTCATCTATGAGTGGTGAAATGGGAGAAAACACTAAAGAAAAAGAAAGAACAAAAACTCCAGGAACAAAAACACCACCAAAAAGAAGAGATAATCCATTTAAGGACCCTAACCCAGGAGTAAAAGAAAAACCAAAAGCAAATACTAGAACTAAAGAGGCTCCGGCAAAACCTGGAGTTAAAACCCCACCAAAAAGAAGAGATAATCCATTTAAGGATCCTAACCCTGGTGTTAAAGAAAAACCAAAGGCAGAAATTGAAAGTCAAAAGAATGAGTTCATTGGAGCGATAAAACAAGCGTTAAATATGTAAAAAATGTCAAATAATTTAGAAAGATTAATAAGAAAAATTGTTAAGGAAGCACCTATGGATTTTGGTGATTACCAGGAAAGACCCGACCCAAAAACCCAACGAAAAATCGAAGACCCTCAAGGAATTTACGCAAAAAATAGAGCGTTTAGAGGTGGTGTTAGTGACGTAGAAAAAATGACTAGTAAAAGATTTAAAGAAGTTGTTGATTACGTTAAAAGATATTTTGGTACTCAACAAAATATTACAAACCCACAAGTTAAGTTAGCAATTCAAAGGGAACAGATGAGAGCCGTACAACAAGCTATGAGAACCGAGCCTAGATACAGAGAACAATTAAGAGATTTGGCAGTTGAGATAGCAGCCAAAGAAGATGGGTTTTTATCTTATGATTTAACTATGGAAGATGCAATTAATCAAGGAATTATTGCTAAAAAAAGACGTAATGGTGGAGGAATTGTGTATGAATTTGATTTTGTTAACGTACTTACATTTTTAGGTGAACAACCAATTAATCCAAATGAATTTCAAATTAAACCAGAAGAAAAAAAGAAATTAGAATTACCTAAAAACTTTTCTTTTGATATTGATGAATTAACTCCCGAAGAACAAAGAGAGTTAGAAATTGAAAAAAGAAATGTTATAAATGCGATGGTGCAAGGGGCTGGTAAAAGAGGTCAATTTGCATACCAAGCATATAAAGATAGATTAGATGCAATAGACCCATCATTATATGAATTATATAATAAAATAATGGGAGCAAATGATTTGATGTATTTCACAGATGAAGACCTTATTGAAGCATTGGGTGGTAATGCCGCTGGTTCTGCAGGTAAGGGGGGTGATGATCCTGATGATGACGATGATGAAGAACAAGGAGGAGAACAAGAGAATGAGGGTAACGGTAATGATATGTATACTTCAAATGGACTAATATTCCCAATCCTGCTTCACGAACTATCTAAGATGTTCCCAATGATACAAACAAGAGAACAATGGAGAGATATGGACCCTGAGATGGCAATGGATGTTATGGGTCAAACAGATACAATGGAGAATGAACCAATGAATTTTCGTGTTGGGGCTGAACTTATAAGAAAAATGAGAATGTTATTACCGGATGAATTAATTTTAGATAATGAGGGTAAAATTTACATACCTTTCTTTTATAAGATACTATATGGGATTCCAGCTGAAGAATTTTTAAAAGATGTTATTGCTAATGTTGTTTCAGAAAATCCATCTGATAATGAAAAGGCTAAAAGAAGATTTAACGATATTTTAGGACAAGCAAAAGAAATGTATAGAAAAACGTACGGTGATGATGAAGATGATGATTACGATAATGAAGACGATGACGATGGTGTATACTAAATAAATTAGGTTTATAATAAAACAATTATTATATATTAAAACCCCCTTTTATGAAAATAACTGGGGGTTTTGATATTTATATGTAAATATCTTTATGGGTTTATCTAAAGAACAGTTAATGATAGAGTATGTGAAGTGTATGAAAGACACCCCATATGCTCTTAGAACTTATTTACAAACATACGACAACACAGTATCAAAGTATGTTCCATTGGGATTATTTCCTGACCAAATTTCCTTATTAAATGATTACGAGGAATTTGAGGAGAATATTGCATTAAAATATAGACAAGCTGGTGTAACTACGGTAACCGCCGCTTGGATATCTAAACGATTAGTTTTTGCAAAAAAAACACAACCTGAGAAAATACTAATAATTGCAAATAAATTGGACACCTCAATGGAGATGGCTAATAAGATTCGTGCCTTTGTTGACCAATGGCCTTCTTGGGTTGGTGCTGGGTTTTCGGTAGACAAAAATTCACAAAAACATTATAAACTAACTAATGGTAGTGAAGTTAAGGCCGTTGCAACATCAAAGGATGCCTTACGTGGATTTACCCCAACAATACTTGTATTTGATGAGGCGGCATTTATTGAAGCCGATAGTGATTTTTGGGCGGCTTGTATGGCATCCCTATCAACGGGAGGTAAGGTAATTGTGGTTTCTACACCTAATGGATACGACCCAATTTATTACGAGATTTACGACCAATCGTTAAAAGGAATGAATAATTTCAAAATCTCTGAGATGTTTTGGTTTAGAGACCCAAGATACTCAAAAGATTTATATCTAGTCCCAACAGACGATTTAGTTCATTATTTACTACATAAAGATGAACAAGATCCGTTAAAACACGTATCGTTTGAACATATTGATCCGTACCATAGAGATTATGATGAACTAACATCATATTTTAAAAAGGGTTATAAACCCTGTTCTTCTTGGTATGAAAAAATGGTTAAAAAACTTAAATACGATAAAAGAAAAATTAATCAGGAGTTAAATTGTGAATTTTTAGGTTCTGGAGATAACGTATTTGACAACAAACAATTAGAAGATATTAAAAATAATTTCATAGAAGAACCTAAAACAAAGTTAATGGGTAATTCTTTATGGATGTGGGAAGAACCTAAAGAGGGTCATAAATATATAATGGGAGTTGACGTTTCTCGTGGGGATAGTGAGGATTTTTCATCAATACAAATAATTGATTTTGATACTAGGGAACAGGTTTTAGAATATGTGGGTAAAATACCACCTGACGCTTTGGCAGAAATTGCATATAAATGGGGGTTAATGTATAGTGCATTTATAGTTACCGACATCACCGGTGGTATGGGGGTATCAACATCTAGAAAATTACAAGAACTTGGTTATAAGAATTTATATATTGATGGTTTTGATACCACAAATATATGGAATTATAATGCAAAGGCTCAGGAAAAAATACCTGGTATAAGTTTTAATAATAAAAGAGTTCAAATTATTGCATCTTTTGAGGAATACGTCAGACATAAATTTAAAATTAAAAGCATTCGTTTATATAATGAAATGAATACTTTTATATATGTTAATGGTAGACCAGATCACCAAAGGGGACAACACGATGACCTTATAATGGGAATATCAATGGCAATATATGTTGGTGAAACATCTTTTGCAAAACTTGAGAAAGTAACCGAAAAAACAAAGGTTATGATTGAATCGTGGACTGTAAGTAATAACGATAGTGTGGGTAAAGATATTTACTTTAATCCGGTACTTCCAAATTTGAATGCGGCCTCTCACAGATACAACACGAATTCAGGTCCCTCAAAAGACGATTATATTAAACACGGTTGGTTATTTGGCGGTAGATAATATTTATAAAAATGGGGTTAGAACTTAGAAGAACATCCGGAAAACAAATTAATGGATCCACTTTAGTGGTTCCCGGACAACCCATTTTAGGATATAAAAAATTTGAGAACTCTTTTGGGTATAAGAAAAAACCAGATACTTATGAAGGATATCCTGTTGACCAACCACAGATAACCCCAACAAGTACGCCGACAACTACACCAACAAGTACACCAACAAGTACACCAACACCCACACCAAGCCCAACGATAGACCAAATATTATTAAACCCAATAATCACAAACAATCACGAATATATAAGTACAGAATCTAATTTTTACTTAATGTTTGTTGATTAACTTTAAAATGTAAAAATAGTAAATATTTATATTTAAGAATTATAAACTAAATTTTCAATATGGAACAAAACTTTAATCAACTAACAGTTTGGCAAAGGTTATCAAAGACATTCGGACCAAATTCATTATTGGGTCAAGATGTTCCGACGTACAAATTTGACAAAAAAGAATTATTAAAAACTAGAGATAGAAATGAGTTTGAAAAAGAAAAATTACAAGCTCAGCAGTCATTATATATGGCTAATCAATGGACTAAAATAGAGAGTAATCTTTATACACAAGCCATTTATTATGAACCAACAAGAATTGCGGCGTTTTATGATTATGAATCTATGGAATTTACCCCAGAGATTTCTACCGCTTTAGATATATATGCAGAAGAATCAACAACACCAAATGAAGATGGTCATATTTTACAAATTTACTCCGAATCAAAAAGAATAAAAGGAATATTAGCAGATTTATTTAACAACACTTTGGATATTAACACTAACCTACAGATGTGGATTAGAAACACTTGTAAATATGGTGATAATTTTGTTTATCTTAAATTAGATTCTGAAAAAGGAATAATTGGTTGTGTTCAATTACCAAATATCGAGGTTGAGAGGCTTGAAAGAGGAATGTCACCTAGAACCCCCAATTCAGAAGTTAGACCCGACGAAAAGGGTTTAAGATTTAAGTGGAAAGAAAAACAAATGGAATTCAATACATTTGAAGTTGCCCACTTTAGATTATTAGGTGATGATAGAAAACTTCCTTATGGAACATCAATGCTTGAAAAGGCAAGAAGGATTTGGAAACAATTGGTTTTGTCTGAAGATGCTATGTTAATTTATCGTACATCAAGAGCGCCAGAAAGAAGAGTATTTAAGGTATTCGTTGGTAATATGGACGATAAAGATGTTGAACCATACGTACAACGTGTTGCAAACAAATTTAAACGTGACCAAATTGTTGATAATAAAACGGGAAATGTTGATTTACGTTTTAATCAAATGGCAGTTGACCAGGATTACTTTATTCCAGTTCGTGACGCAACTCAAACAATGCCAATTGAAACGTTACCTGGAGGAACAAACTTATCTGAGATTGCTGACATTGAGTATATTCAAAAGAAACTTGTTTGTGCATTAAGAATACCAAAAGCGTATCTTGGATTTGAAGAACCGGTTGGTGATGGTAAAAATTTATCATTACTTGATATACGTTTTGCTAGAACAATTAATAGAATACAAAAAAATATTTTATCTGAATTAAATAAGATTGCGATTGTCCATTTATTTTTATTAGGATTTGAGGATGAATTACAAAACTTTACATTAGGATTAAACAATCCATCTAAACAAGCAGACCTATTAATGGTTGATGTGTGGAAAGAAAAAGTTTTACTATATAAAGATTTGGTAAGTGAAATACCAAACTCATTGGCACCGACCTCAGCTACTTGGGCTAAGAAACATATATTTGGATTCTCAGATGAAGATATTAAATTGGATACCCAAAGACAAAGAATGGAAAGAGCGGTTGCTGCTGAACTTGCAAATACCGCAACAATCATAACCCATACAGGAATGTTTGATACTATTGATAGGTTATATAAAACAGTTTCTGGAACAACCCAATCTGGTGGATCACCACCAGAAGGAGGAGAAGGTCCGGAAATGGGAGGACCACCATCCCCACCGGCAGGAGGACCACCAGAAATGGGAGGACCACCACCAGGAGGACCTGAAGGTTTACCAGAATCAAAAAACAAGTTAGAAAATTTACTATTAGAAACAGATGACGATATGTATATTACAAACTCATCGTTAGGTGATATGGAAAAAGAATTACTTAAAATATTGAAAGATTGATATATTTATAATAAAAACTGATTATGAAATTTGGAATATTAAAAACAAAAATAGAAAAGTGCCTTACCGAATCTTATGAAAACGGTACATTTAAAAAAGATGTGTTCCTTTTTAAGGAACTTGTTCTAAACAATAAAAACGTAAGCAAACTTTATTATCTGTACGATGAATTATCGAAGAATAAAGGACTAAACGAATCTTTAGGTTCTGAATATATTAATCAAAGTACGATTATTTATGAGAACATTATTAATAAAATTGATAAGTTAAATCTTAAAGAATTAGCATTATGGTTAGGTCATGTAAAATCTGGTAATAACTATAACGATATTGATAATTTATTCTCCTCAAGTGTTGTAAATTTAGAGGAAAAAATTAAAAGTAAAAAAACTATATTAGAAAACTTAAAGAAACAACCAATAACCGAAGAAGAAACCCTAAAGGTCCCAATTGATAAAATGGTAAAAGTTGCTAATAAAACAGTTAATGATTATATCACAACCCTAGGGGAATCCGATAAGAAAAAATTAACATCAATTTTAAATGAAAGTAATAATAAGTTACTTATTAAGTACGATGTTTTAAAAGAAACGGTAATTGACAAATTAGAAGATCTTAAATCTGAGGAATCTAACAACGAGGTTTTAGGAAGAATAAATGAAACTATTGTTAAAGTTCAAAAAGAATCCTTTGATAAGTTAAGTTATTTCAAACTATTACAGTTGAATAAGAATCTTTAATCTTTGATTTTAATTTTTTGTATGTAAATTGCTTTTTGCAACTCTTGTCTTTTTTCAACCGACTTTTTAGTAAATTCTTTTCTGTAATTTAGGTGACTATTTTGCCTTGTTTTTATCACCTTACTTTTTAATTCTTTTAGGGATCTTTCAATATCCCCTCTTTTAACTTTTACTATTAACATATTTTTGTTTTATTTTCTTATTTATTGATAGATATCGTAAAAATACGTAAACTTATTAAAAATAAACGATATTGGTATGAAAAAAAATTATGAAAAAAGGAAAAACCACAAAAATAAATGGTTTCAGAACATCTAAAGTACATTACGGGACCGTCGATTCAAAAGAATTTAAATCACTTTATTTAAATATTCAAACTTGGTCGGAACCAAAAATTGAATCTGAAAATTGGACCCGTGTGGTATTAAATATGAACGGGGCAATAAAACATTCGGTTTATCAAAATATAGACAAAACATTATTTGACGACAAATTTATTGTAGATATGGACTTAAGAACCAGCGGACTACAACTAAAGAAAAAATCATTTATGAATTTAGAAATAAATTTATTTTTAAACCAAGAAATAGATTTTAAATCACCAAAATTAAAAAAATCTTTAAAAAATTTAACTAAAGAAATTTATAACGATGTCCTAACCGGGAATGACTATTTCAAGTTCTTTCTTACAAAAAATGGAAATTATAAACCCGTAAAGGCAATATTAGAAAAAGTTTAATATTTATTATTAAAACTAATTATGAACGGTTATAAAATTTTAGGACCTAGAGATACGGGTAAGGGTATTCTTATTGAGTATGATGCGGGATACATTAATCCAAGAGAAGGTAGAAATTACGATTTATTAAAAGAGTCCAAAAATTTTATGGACTATTCAAAACCATTTGAATTCTATGCGGTCTTACAAAAATATGATACACCAAATAGAAATGGTAGAGTTTATCCAGAAAAAATATTAAAGAGAGAATCTGAAAATTATAAAAAAATGATTGAGAAAGGAACTTCTCTTTCTGAATTAAATCACCCAGAATCCTCTTTAATTGATTTAGATAGAGTATCACATATGATAACTGAAGTTTGGTGGGAAGGTCCTGTTTTGTTAGGTAAATTAAGATTACTTACAAGTCCAGGATTTCACGAAAGAGGAATATGTTCGACTAAGGGTGATATTGCAGCAAACTACTTACGTCAAGGTGTAACTCTAGGGATTTCCTCTCGTGGTGTTGGATCACTTAAAAAGGTTGGGGAAAGAAATGAGGTACAAGATGATTTTGAATTAATTTGTTTTGACCTGGTATCATCACCGTCCACTCCTGGAGCTTATTTATTCTTAGATAAGAACGATAGAGGTAAGTATGATGAGAATCTTGAGGAGGAGACAAAAATGAATATAGAAAGAGCAACTGGAATGGAATCCACGTCTATTGATAAGACAAAAAGTTTGATGGATAAGTTATCTTCATTTCTTGACAAATAATATTATTACTCTTATTTTTATAAAAAATTATAATTATGGAACAAGGAGAAAAGTATTTTGTGGCTAAAATCACATCTGATTTATTAGATAGTGAATCGGGTAAAGTAAAAAAAACAAGAGAAGAAAAATTAGTTAAAGGGTATTCACCTACAGATGTTGAAGCCAAAGTTACTAAAGTTTATGAAAATTACACAATGGATTGGAGAATAACTTCAATTACCGAAAGTAAGATTGATGAAGTGATTGAATAAAATAACAACTTTTATTTAAAAAATAAATGGAAATGATTAAGTTCATTTCCATTTTTTTTGCATCTATACCAAAATAACTGAACTTTTTTATTTTATCAAGTATTTATTTGAATAAACATCACAAAATAAAAGATGATAAAAAACAATTCAGTTATTGAGGACGCACTTTTCCAGATTAAAAATTTGGAAGAATCCCTTAACAAAAACGCACAAGGAATACTTTCTTCAACTATGAGGAAAGAAATTGGTTCATTAGTAAAAGAATCTCTCTTAGAACAAGATGAGGTTGAGGATGATGAGGATGTTGACGTTGATGTATCTGCCATGGATGATTTGGAGGATATTGATGCCGATACTGATAATTTAGATGATATAGATGATGAGGACGACTTTTCATTAGACGTGGATGACACAGAAGATGATTTAATGGACCTACCAACTATGGATTCAGATGAAGACACAATCGATTTAACCGGAGCATCAGATGCTGAAGTTTTAAGAGTATTTAAAGCAATGGGAGACGAAGATGGTGTAATCGTAAAAAAAGAAAACAATATGTTACATTTATCAGACAACGAAAATGATACAGAATACCTAATCCAACTTGGTGAATCCGATGACGCATTGGTTGCTATGGACGAACTTAAAGAGTTTGGTCAATCAGAATTTGATATGTATGATTTTCATCACCCTAGAAAAGGAAGACATCACGATGAAGATGAAGATGATTTGTCAGATATAATGGGTATGTCTATGATGGGTGATGATGATGATTACGAAGATGATTTTTCATTTGAAGAATTTACAGAAATTGAGGACTTAACTCAACAATCTCTTGAAAACGATAAAAAAGAGATGGGTGAAGAAACAATCTATGAGTTAGAATTAGAGGATGACGGAATGTCAGGCGACAGACACCCAATTGAATTTATGGAAATGGATGATTTTGATATGTCCGGTAATGAAGACAGATATATGGGAGTGGAAGACGATGAACTATACTCTGATGAATTTCAAGAAGGATGGATGAATGAAGCCAAAATGAAAGCCAAAATGAAAGCCAAAGGAATGGGTATGGGTAACGCATCTAAATTCAAATACGATAAAAAACCAAACCAATCTGGTGGTTTCAAAACAACTATGAAACAAGGTACCAGAGGTGTTGGAATGGGTAAGGCGAAATTTGAATATAAAGAGGAAGTTAACGACGAAGGTTTCGGAATGAAACCAAAAGCTAGAGGAGAATTTAAAGAGGCTTCTAGAACTTTGGGTAACGGTAAAAGATGGGGTAGAGAAGGTTTGGATAAACCAAAAGCAGCACCAAGACATTTAAGAAAAGAAAGTACTGAAGAGTTAGATTTATTAAGGGCAAAAAACGGAGAATACCGAAAGGCTCTTGACCTTTTCAGAACTAAATTAAATGAGGTTGCAGTTTTCAATTCAAACTTGGCATACGCAACTCGTTTATTTACTGAACACTCAACAACAAAACAAGAAAAGATTAATATTCTAAGAAGATTTGACAACGCTGAAACTTTAAAAGAATCTAAAAATCTTTACAAATACATTAAAGGAGAACTTTCTGAAGTAACTTCAAAAGGAGATGGTACAATAACAGAATCAGTACAAAGAACAATTTCTAGAGTTCCTACAACAGGATCGGCAGTAAATTTAATTGAATCTAAAACGTATGAAAATCCTCAGTTCTTAAGAATGAAAGATTTAATGGGAAAATTAAAATAAACAAATAAATAAAATAAAAAACCAAAAAAATGGGAGCATTATTAGAATCAGGTCTTGTAGGTAACATCGGGTTAAAACACCTTAAAGTTATCAAAGAAGACACTATAAACAAATGGGACAGATTAGGGTTCCTTGAAGGTCTTAAAGGCCACCTAAAAGAAAACGTAGCACAGTTATATGAAAACCAAGCTTCTTTCTTGATTAACGAAGCAACTTCAGAAGGTTCTAACGGAGCATTTGAAACAGTTGTTTTCCCTATCGTAAGAAGAGTTTTCTCTAAATTGTTGGCTAACGACATCGTATCTGTACAAGCAATGAACTTACCTATTGGTAAATTGTTCTTCTTTGTACCTAAAATCCAAGGTTACCAATCGGCAGGTGCCACTGGTGGTGAACATTATGCACCAATCGGTTCTCCAACTGCGGTTAACAGTGGTACTAACGATCCTAACCAAGGTTATGGTACGGCATCAGTAACAAACTTCCCTTACGCAAAAAATCTTTATGATTTATTTTATGAAGGTGGTGAAGCTGGTTTAGATCCTCCAGGATTATTTGATTACTCTAAAGGTCAGTGGACTGCGGTTACTGCTCTTACAGACATCCAAGTATGGTCTAGTGGTAATCTAGTTGATTCGGCAGCACCAACAGGTAATATCAGAAAAATGATTTTGAAAATTTCAGGATTCAGAACTTCAGGAGCTGGTAAATTAGTAGGTCCTGATGGTAATGAAATGGATTCAGAAACATTCTTATCTGACCTTAAAATTATTGCAAATCAACCAACTTTATCCGCATCTACAACACCTTGTAATGTACTTGCAGACGAAAACGGTACTCCAATTCCATTGTTATTTAGAGTTGTTACTCAACAATATGGTAAAGGAATTGTTCAATACGGTAATCAATCGGCAACGGTTTTTGCAACAAATGGAAGTAACGCAGGTAATGGTGGTTCTTACTACGATATCTGTGATGCTAACGGTTATATCTACGTTGAGGTAGATTTATCTTGTCCTGTATGTGCTGACTGTAACTCAACATCTTTAGATGGTTACACAGGTACTACAATTTATTCAGGAGCATCAGGTGATTCATTTACTTCAGTATACAGAACTTACAAAAATATGGAGTTTGAAGACCAAATTGGTGAAGTTTCTTTTGATTTAGAATCAGTAACTGTTTCTGTATCTGAAAGAAAATTAAGAGCACAATGGTCTCCAGAAATGGCACAAGACGTTGCAGCATTCCACAACATTGACGCTGAAGCTGAATTGACGGCTTTATTGTCAGAACAAGTGGCTGCTGAAATTGACCGTGAAATTTTACGTGACTTAAGAAAAGGAGCGGCTTGGAACCTACGTTGGGATTACAACGGATGGAGAAGAATTGCTCAAACTACATCTTATACTCAAAAAGATTGGAATCAAACTTTAATTACGGCAATCAATCAGTTGTCAGCACAAATCCACAAATCTACTTTAAGAGGTGGAGCTAACTGGATTGTTGTTTCTTCTGAGGTTTCTGCAATATTTGATGATTTAGAATACTTCCACGTATCTAACGCATCTCCTGAACAAGACCAATACAACATGGGTATTGAAAGAGTTGGTACTCTTGCAGGACGTTACCAAGTTTACCGTGACCCTTACTTCCCACCAAACACAGTTTTGTTAGGACATAAAGGAACATCATTGTTAGACACAGGTTACATCTACGCACCGTACGTACCTCTACAATTAACACCTACAATGTATAACCCGTTCAACTTTACTCCGATTAAAGGAATAATGACGAGATACGCGAAAAAAATGGTAAATAATCGCTTTTACGGAAGAATTACTGTTGATGGTGTTAGAACATTCGATTTAAGAGAATTGAGATAATCAAAATCTTAAAGAATAACACTAAAGGGACAATTTATTGTCCCTTTTTTTATGTGTCTACATTAACTATATGTTTTTTGGTCAAATAACTTATATTTATGTATATGAGAAAAATAGAATTAACAGAATTGCAAGTTAAGGAAATAATAAAGTTATACACTGAAGATTTATTAGGTTCCCCCACTATTAGTGAAAAATTAAAAATACATAAAACAATTATCTTAAATACTCTTAGGGATAATGGTATTGTCCTTGGACCATCAGGTAGAAGAAATATTGGTGGTAAAAAAGTTGCCGATAAAAAATGGAGAGATTCTAATAAAGAGTATATGTCTAATAAATCCAAAACTTGGTATGAACAAAACAAAGAACATCGTAAAGAATACCTTAAAGAATACCGTGAAAAAAATATAGATAATATTAGAAAAACAAAACGAGATTACGAAAGAAATCGTAAAGCAAGAGACCCCATCTATAAACTAATATCTAATTTCAGGACCGCAATATACCAGGTATTAAAGGAGAGTAATGTAGAAAAGAACAATCATTACTTTGACATACTACAATACACACCTGAAGAACTAATAACACATTTAGAATTACAATTCAAGGACGATATGAGTTGGGATAACTATGGAATTTGGCATGTTGACCATAAGTTACCTATAACATCATTTGATATACAGGAGATGGGAGACAAAGAATTTATGTCTTGTTGGGCCTTAGATAACCTCCAACCAATGTGGGGTATTGAGAATATACGTAAATCAAATAAAACCGAATAAGAAAAAAGGAGATAAGTAATTGTCTCCTTTTTTAATATATGCTAATTCATAATACCAATATACACAACCAATTTAATTAATTATTGACAATAAATAATTTTGTAAGTATTTATTAATAAAATGATCACCTATGAAAAATTCACTATTTATTTTTTTTGTAATACTAACAAGTTTTTTTGTTAGATCACAAGTAAGTTCTTATACGTTTGGAACATCAACCGGAACATACACACCAATAGTTGGTGGGGTCAATTATAATAACTTTACAAGTTGGTCAAATACCAACTTTTTAGATGATAATAATTCGGCGGTATTAGAATCAATCGGATTTAACTTTGTTTATAATGGAACAACGTATACCCAATTTGGGGTTAATGCTAATGGATTTATATCACTGGGGTCATTACCAACTAGTAGTTATTATCCATTATCAATAGGTACGTCAAATAATGTAATATCGGCAATGGGTGTTGATTTAATAGGACGTGGGTCGTTATTAGCAAATAGAACAACTGGGAGTGCGGTAATTACAATTACAGGTGGAGACATATCTCTAATATCGGTTGGGGATAAGGTAAGTGGTACGGGTATTCCTGCAGGCGCCACAGTATTATCTAAAACCGCAACTACAGTTACAATTTCTGCAAATGCAACAACTTCGGGTACCGGATTTCATTTTAAATTTAGTAGGTCAACATTTGGTATTAGATTTCAAACAATAGGAACATCACCAAATAGGACATTAGTGGTCCAATGGACAGGATGGCAAAGATATACCACATCAAGGTTTTTTGGTGAATTATATAATTTTCAAATAAAATTAAACGAAACAACAAATACTATCGTGTTTGTTTATAATATATTAGGTCCTGGTTTAGGTCCTGACAGTGCTACGCCAACAACATTTCAGATAGGTTTAAGAGGAACCTCAAATACCAATTTTAATAATAGAACAACTACAACAAATTGGTCGTCAACTACGGCTGGAACATTAAACAGTTCAACAGTTACATTATCAAGTACGGTTAAACCAACTGCAGGATTAACATATACGTGGACACCGCCCGTTATTCCCGTTTGTTCAGGAACACCAAATCCAGGAAACACACTTTCTTCTTCATTAACATCACCACCAAACGGAACCGTAAATCTTTCACTACAAAACACCACAACTGGTACAGGGGTAACTTATGTGTGGGAGAGTAGTACAGATAATTCAACATGGACAACCTTTGGTTCCTCATCGGCTACACAAACATCACCACCAATCACATCACCTACTTGGTTTAGATCTACCGTTACTTGTTCAGGAAATAGTGGGATATCAACACCTATTCAAATAACATTATCATATTGTACATATAATATAACTAATAATGATCCTACAGGTATTACTTCTGTAACGTTTGGTACAATATCAAATACAAGTATTGGTGGTCCATCCTACAGTGATTTTACCACACAATCAACTACCGTAGAACAGGGTGGAATTTATCAATTAAATGTTAATGTGAACACAGATGGTAATTGGACGGTAAATACAAAGGTTTGGATAGATTGGAATCAAAATTACATATTTGAAGTAGAAGAAGAGTATTCTTTAGGTAGTGCGTTAAACACTACTAATGGAATTACATCATTATCCCCTTTAAATATAACTGTACCAACTGGAGCAACTTTAGGAGAAACTAGAATGAGAATAGTATCAGTTGAAGCCAGTGATCCTGCACCACTAGCGTGCGGTACACAACTTTACGGCGAAGCTGAGGATTATAAACTAACAATAACACCACCAACAGGACTTCCTGTAGAGTTACTATATTTTGATGGTATTACATATCCTTTGTTTAACTCACTTAAGTGGTCAACCGCATCGGAACATAACTCAGATTATTTTGAGGTAGAGAGAAGTGTTGATGGTGAAATATGGAAGGTTGTTGGTAGTAAATTGGCTTCAGGTAATAGTACGGTAGTTATTAATTATAGTTATTTAGATTCTTTTGATGATTTGGTAATACATTATTATAGATTAAAACAGGTTGATTATGATGGTCAATATAAGGTGTACGGACCTATTGGTTTAGATAATACAAAATCAGTTAAAAAAGTTGTTAAATACATTAACATTTTAGGTCAAGAAGTAAGTTCAGAAACAAACGGGCTTATTTTTGAGGTATATGAAGACGGAACTATGAAAAAGATTATTAGGTGATATTTATATTAGATGTTAGACGATATTATAAAAAAAGTATTAAATGAAATTTCCACTTCTGTAAGTGCGGGGGGATATAACGGACCAATAGCGATAGGATTAAAAAAATGGAAAAAATCAGAATTAGGACCTTTTACTGAGTTTGCTGATACGGAATTTAATCACGAGAAAAAACAAAAAACATTAAAAAATAACGTTAAGGGTTATGTTGGTCATTGGGAAAAAAATGAAGATGGTTCTTACGAATTAGATAATTACGACGCACACACAATTAATGAAGATTTAGCTGTTTGGTTTGGAACAAAGAAGAAACCAAAAGGTTCTAAACAACCAAAAGGTCCGTGGGTTAATATATGTAGAAAAGTTGATGGTAAACATCCCCCTTGTGGTAGACCTGACGCCGATAGTAAAGGTTACCCTAAATGTCGGGCAGTGGGAGTTGCGGGTAAAATGTCAGATTCAGCAAAAAAATCAGCGTGTCAACAAAAAAGAACTGCAGAGAAAAAAGACACACAAACAGGTAAAGGTCAAAAACCCGTAATGACTTCATATAAAACAAAAAAGACCCAAAATGAGTCTTTAAATATTATAATTAGAAATATTTTATCGGGTCTTTAACAATTTAATAAACCCTAACCAAGTGTCTAAGTCATTTTCATTTCT